GTTTTAAATTGAATAAAATTGAAATAAAAAATATTTTTTTTTATTTCAAATGGAATGTTTTTTCGAACCAATGATAAAAGGGACTATTATAAAGCGTCCCTCAAAACATTGCAAATCACCTTATGTAGCCGATGTTTTATTGGAAAACGGCGAAGAAGTCATTGCTCACGCACCATCCCTAGGTTGTTGTGGTTTGTGTGAAAAAAATAGCGTGGTCTATATGACATTATCCAAAGAGCCTAAAACGTGTACTCACGTCATCCACTTGGGGCAACATAAGGATACTATTGTAGGTATTCATCCAAAAAGTGGTGAAAAAATAGTAGAATTTGCATTAAAATATGATTATGTACCCCCCTTAAAAAACTTAAAAAAACTTGAACGCGAAAAAAAGATGTTGAACTCGCGATTTGATTTTATGGGGATAGACCAAGACAATAAACGCTTTATATTAGAAGTCAAAAGTGTTCCCTTGTGTCAAGATGAAGTTGCCTTTTTCCCAGATGGTTATCGTAAAAAGAAAACCGATATCATCAGTCCACGTGCGTTAAAACATATTCAAGAATTACAACAAATCAAAGAAATGTATCCAGACTATAGAACTATATTGTGTTTTGTAGTTCAACGTAGTGATGCCACCTCATTTCGAATTAGCGACAATGACCCTATATACAAAGATGCAGTGAAAGAGGCGATTACCAAAGGCGTAGAAATCATAGTTCTACAAATCATTTGGAATCATTACGGACAAGCTATGTTGGGGGAATGGTTGCCTTTGGAACCACTATAATAATATACTAGAGACAAATGTAAATATTCATATCCATGGTAACTCGCTTTTGGATTCTAATTTGGATTGTAAATAATAAAAAAACAACATGAATTGATACTTAGATTCGTCAAAATTAGTAAAATCATATAAATCGTCTAAATAATATTTTACATAATCGTTGTATGAACGATGTCCTTTGTAATGCGTTAATGTATTGTTAGGTAGGTTTAATTTTTCATTTCCATATAGTGTAGGTATCATCATAATATTTTTACTACAACCCACATCAAATTCTATGTCTTGTATCAATCCATGCTCCTTGAATTCTTTTGGAATAATATGATGGTCTTGTACTAAATCATTATATCCCAATTCTTGTTTTAGTTTGTATCTTTTTTTAGAACCGTATCTATAATGATCTCTTTGTTTATCATAATGAAAAATAGAATAATGACCAACAAATTGATATAATAAGGATTTATTCAGCGTAACATAATATATTGGACTTATTTTCATTATACTATACTATGAAAAATATTTATATGAAACATTTAAATATAAACATTTGAATATAAGCATACTATAATGGATCATTCTACGTTGAACCATATGATGAACAATCAGTTGTTGACGATGGTATCTATGAAAGACAACGTATCGATGTATCAAGTATTAGGTTCTTTAATCTTTATGAACGCATTACAATACTTACCGCAAATAAAGAGCACCTTAATAGATTATATTAAAAAAACATATGACAAAAAAAAATCCAATATAAATGTGTTTATTGAAAAAAATGAAAAAACGATTCAATCGTCTATTAAATTCATTCAAAAAGAAAATCAAAATGATATTATATTCAATTCCATCAACTATTACATTGTGAATCATAATAATTCTAAAAACCTAAAATATTATAGCGATTTTTCAGTAGTGAACGACGAAACCTTTATTTTAAATGAACATTATCAATGTATGGTGACAAATACGTCTATGGATGAAGACGAAAAAGGAATCTACAACATTGAATTTATTTCTTATACCAAGTCCCTGAAAGAAATGAAACAATTTGTGGATAAATTAACCAAAACGTATTTGTATGAACAAAAAAACAAACTGGGAATTCAAAAATATTTTTTCGATGAAAAACATGTATGTTTACCTAAGGACCAAGAAGGGGTCATTCAATTGGATAAAGCTCCTAAGAATGTCACCTTTACGATGACACCATTTCATACCAATAAATCCTTAAAAAATGTATTTGGTTCACATTTGAATGTAGTCAAAGAACGAATTGATATGTTTATGAATAAAAAAGAATGGTATTGTAAAAAGGGTATTCCATATACACTAGGTATTTTATTACACGGTCCACCTGGAACTGGAAAAACATCGCTCATCAAAGCCATTGCGAATGATACCAATCGGCATGTGATTAATATTAAATTATACAAAGATACAACCCAAACACAATTGAGAAATTTATTTTTTGATGAGAAAATAAATGTATTAAACGATGGAAAAACCGAACATTTCAATATATCTATGGATGAACGTATTTATGTCATCGAAGACATCGATTGTTTGACCGATATCATTTATGAACGCGAAGAAAAGAAAGAGGAAAAGAAGAACCTAAGCAAGTCGATTCTTTGGACAACTTCCATAATGATTTTCCACAAGGTTTATTATTTGAAAATCATATTATTTCAGATATAGAAACCAATAAAGATATTAAACCCTTTAAAAAAGACGATAATCCATATGTAGACGGAGAACAACTTACGTTGTCTTTTATTTTGAATTTGTTGGATGGTATATTAGAGACACCTGGGCGTATTTTGATGGTCACTACCAATCATGTCGAAAAATTAGATAAAGCATTTATCCGGCCTGGTCGGATTGATATTAACTTAGAGGTGTCGTATTGTTCTCTCGAAATGATAGTTGAAATGTTTGATTTTTTTTATGAAAGGTCTTGTCAACATTTATTTGAAGACTTTGAGTACAACGTTCTAGTCACCCCAGCACAATTGAACAAATATATACTGAATAATTACAATGACCCTGAAAAGGCATTTAAAGAATTATCTGATAATAAAAATTGAAATAAAAAAAGAAAAAATAAAAAAACCATGGACGATTATAAATGCGAAGGATGTCTTATCTACAAACCCAAGGAGTTCTTTGTGTATATCAGCGGAGTACCTTATAAATGTACAAAGTGTACCAAGAAAGTAATCTACTACGGAGATAGTATAGTGTATGACTCAAAATTAATTCGTAAAATAAAACAATTAAAAACATAATATAATACGTTTTCAAGATTATAGTAATACAAAATAAAACCTTCTTATATTATAATGAATTATCAAAATAATCTTTTGTTTATATTGCTTACAACGTTTTTTTTCATATTAATGGTCTACAAATATGCGTTTGTAAATAATAAACCACATTGTGATCATTTTGTCACCAATGTTTACCTATATTTAGGATTGTCTTTTTCTTTGGTAGGTTGCTTCATTCATATGTATAATTATGGATTAAATACACCGAACCAATTAAATGTCCTTTTACCAGAATCCAAAGTATTTCAACAAATAATGCCTTATATATTTTTTTCTTTTTTGGTAGCTATTGTATCTATTATTTTCTTGTCGATGCGTCCAATGTTCAGTAAAAATGGTTTTTTGATGAATCATATATTATGGCTTGTATTTTTAGGGTCTATATCACTTACATTATATCCTTATTTCAAATCGATTGAATATTCTGTTGTGTTACAGAGGGTATTGATAATGACTTGTATGATATTTTTAGCAATGTCTTCATTGGTATTCGTTATACCCGATTTTTTACGCAAAACATATTATAAAGCATCCTTAGGATTTTTGATTGCTCTTATTGTAATTATCATCACAGAATTGTTTTTATTGTTTACCCAACAATACACGAGACCTTTATACAATATGATATCGTATATCGTGATAATATTATTTTCAATGTTTATTTCGTATGATACATCCAAGCTATTTAGTTATGCTAAGCAATGTATACATTCACCAAATTATCCGTTGGTTTCTACGAATTTATTTTTAGATATTATTAATATTTTTGTACGTTTGATGGGGACAAGTCGTTGATTTTATATAATACAATGAACTATTATATAAAAATTAGTTTAAAATGACTTAATTGCTGTATGCGAGACCGCCCATACCCGACATAATTCTTAGTACGTTGTAGTTTCTAGCATATACACGTACTTTCGCGGTATTGGTGCCTTCTACAGTGGCATTGGAAAGAACCAATTGTAGAGTAGCATTATCAATACGACTGAAATTGCAAGTGCCGGATGGTTGTTGCTCTTCAGGTCTTACAGCAAACGAGTAAATATTAATACCGGTATCAGGCGAGCGAGTGTGGTGTTGGAATGGTTGTACTTGGTCGAAGTAAGTACCTTCACGCTCAGAGAATCGGTCTTGGCCATTCAGTTGTAGTTTGGCGGTTACAACTGGATTCTCACCCCAGCAGTGCATGTCGAGCGAAGTTTCAGCCAATACGAAAGTACCGGCATCCGATACACCGGACGCAACTACCGAACCACCATTCATAGCCCAGTCCGCATCAGCATCCGCACCCATAGACCAATTTGCGGAACCAGCTTCAACATTAGGAGCTTCTGCTTGTTGGAAAAGACCGGACGCACCAATGAACGAGTTAGGTCCTTCAACCGCCGAATCTGAACCAAAGGCTTTTACGGAGTTAGGAAGAGCATCAATAGCATCGGTGTAATTGAATGGTTGAGCACCAAGAGCTTTGAATAGAGTAGCATCACCTTGAGTAGAAGCACAATAGTCTACATTGCAATCTGGTTGTACAACCCAGACCAACTCTTTACATGGGTGATTGAAGTTGAGGCGGATTTTATTGGACGATGAACCAACCGATTCCGAACCAGTGAATTGTAGTTGCTCGATTAGGTATTCCGCAGGATTTTGAGCCATACGTCTGCGCTCATCCGTGTCTAGGTAAATGTAATCTACATACAACGACGCCGAAACAAGCGATTGAGAATAAGCCGAGGTTACTTTTACGTCTGACGACGAATCTGGCGACAAACTATTTACCGCCCACAGACATTCATCAATGGCTCTTAAATCGAGGTTGATTTTGACTTCGTGGTATTGAAGGGCAATAAGAGGTAGAGCAAGACCAGGGTTAGTGCAGAACCAGAATTGTAGAGGAACATACAAGGTGGTTTCAGGAAGAGCATTGCGAGGAGCACATACTTGTCTTGGGGCATTGGAATCGCAAGGTCCATCTACATCCGCGAACGATGGGTCGGTCATAAAGGTCAATTGGGTGGTTTGACCAACCATTTTCTTGTAACCAGCTTCTTGATTTTTGTCAAGGGTCAACTGGCACCAGATTTGCATCCAGTCGCCATAGTGTTTGTCTATGCGTTGACCACCAATTTCTACTTCTACTTGTTCAATCAATTGGTGACCAGGGAAATCCAACCACCGAGCATATACACTACCACTATTATTTAGATTTTGGTTAATTTCTGGTAAAGTAACTTGTAAATAAGTGCGGTAAGCAAGATCACCGTTACGGGAAATAGTGCAATTTACCCGACGACCGAAATCAGCTTGACCATTGAAGGTTTGTTCAATGGATTCCATAGCAAAATTACTGTGTCTACGGTAAGTTACTTTCCAAAAGGTAATTTGTGGATTACCTGTAAGATATACATCTTGTGCGCCATAAGCTACTAATTGCATAAGTCCTCCACCCATTCTATAAAATAGTAAAAGAAAAAAAAAATGAATTTTTATTTAATTAAATTTTGATATAAGAACTTATTCAAATAATTACACGAATAATGTTCGCTACACAGTTCTTTTATAAATACATATGTTTTTGACGTTTTTCTCTTTACTCTCCAACCATTTTTTTTTGCATTCAACATAAAAAGAGTCTTCTTATCCATAATGTATATTTAGATTGTTATTATATAAAATAAACTATTTAAGATATAGTAATGAATAAAGAACTTACCATAGATAATTTATATACAAAATATCTAAATGATTTAAATCAGTCCGAAAAGAAACTATTGTCCAATATGTCTAAATATAATGATGATGATGAAAATTATCATTTGGAACTCCAAAAATTAAAACAACTACGAAACAAGAAAAAAAAATATTTTTTAAACAATTCATCTGATTTATTTAATTATTTTGAATGCAAACAACAAATCGAAAAAAATAAAAATCCTAAAAAACTTATTCAACGATTTTTTAATAAAGATGAAGATACTAGTACAAACTCTCTAAATAAAAGTATACAAAATTATATAAAAAAAAATAATTTTGTAAATATCAATATAAATGATTTCATGTATGATAATAATATTTGTAGCAAATGCAACAAAGGTGAAATGATTAAATTAATGATGGAAGGTATTTTGTTGTGTAATAATTGTTTTAACAATGAAACCTTTTTTGTGGATAATGATAAACCTTCTTACAAAGACCCTCCTAAAGAAATATCATTTTATGCTTATAAAAGAATCAACCATTTTCGTGAGATTTTGTCTCAATTTCAAGCAAAGGAGTCTACCGATATACCTGAAGACATCATAAAGCAAATCGAAAGCCAAGTAAAAAAAGAGCGTATTGAATTATATGAATTGACCAACAAAAAAACAAAAGAAATCCTAAAGAAGCTAGGACATAATAAGTATTATGAACATATACCTTTTATAAAAGACCGACTGGGTATAAAACCACCTGTAATGAGTCCTAAATTAGAAGATACATTATGTAATTTATTTATGGATATACAAATTCCTTATTCTAAATATTGTCCAAACGATAGAGTAAATTTTTTGAATTATTATTATACCTTATATAAATTGTGTGAGTTGTTGGGTGAAATGGCTTATTTACCACATTTTCCAATGTTAAAAGAACAAAAAAAAGTGGAACAAGATGAAATATGGAAAAATATATGCATAGATTTAGATTGGGAATTTATACCTACTTTATAAACCACCTGGGAACCCTACTAGATTTGCGCCTATACCAAATCCAGCCCCGGTTCGAGCATTAGCACCCATAGTAGGTATATAAGTATCTAAAATACTAAATGTTGCTGCAGCAACAAGGGCGATAAGAACAATTTCATCTAATTTTAGACTTTGCTTAGGTATGGCATATGCGGCAATAGATACCATCAAACCTTCCACTAGATATTTTATAACGCGTTTGATTAATTCTTTTACATTTAACATTATAATTAATAAACAGAAAAAAATATATAAATAGAAAAAACAATTAACCATAATGAATAATGTAGATTTATTAGAAGAAGATAGACCAATCTCAGAACAAAAATTCGTTTGTTTATCCTTTGTTTCTCCTGAATTCTTGATTAAGAAAAAGGAATTATTTTATTTTGAGGAATTTGTCTCTCAATATGATACAAATAAATCGATGACCAAGTTTAATGAATTCATTAATTTTGTTTCTCATAAATATAATATTTCTATCGAAGAGCTCAATCAAGAATACGAGTCCTTTGTTGATACATTCAAAAGTACCCTAAAAAATGATGTCTCCGACGACTATAAAAATTTTGTAGATAAAAATGAAGACGCTCTAGAAAAGCAATTCTCTAAAGAACATTCGTTTCAAACAAGTGTACGAGGATTGAAGGTACGGGGTGTCTTTCCAACTCAAGAAGAAGCAGAATTACGTTGTAAAATGTTGCGAGAAAGTGACTCAAATCATGATGTATACGTTGGTCCGGTTGGAACATGGTTACCTTATCATCCTGAAGCATACAAAACTGGTAATGTAAATTACCTAGAAAAAGAGCTAAACGATTTGATGCACGAGAAAAAGAAAAATGAAGATAAAGCAAAATTAAATTTTGAAACTAGAGTAAAAGAGTCTAAGGTAAATGCAATTGAACAAAATATGAAAAAGGCAAATGAGTTTGATAATAAATTAACCCAAAGTATCAATGAAAAGGGTGAACTTATTTCTATTGAAAATATGAATACACAAGAAAAAACATTAGGAGTAAATGCTTCACTAGAAGAAATTCGTAAAGAATTATTTGAAGAACCTGAAACTCAACCTGAAACTCAACCCGAAACTCCACGCAGATAATCAAAATGAGAATAAATAAAACAATTATATATAATGTCTTTTCGAAACATATTATTGAAAGATATATCCTTAGTCACATTGTCTAGGACAGTTTACATTGATGATATATCAGCTACTCGTTGGAATTTTGTAGATATTAGTAATTCACTAAATAACGAATTTCCACAAGGGAATCCTGAATATTTGGCTTTATCCAATTTAAGAGAATATAAGAATCGTGAAGGATTGAAAATATATGATGATCCATATGCTCGTACTAGAATTGGTAGAACAACAGGAGCAAATACAGATTTTACTAGATACGATTATGAAACACGTAAAATGCGTCGTAAAGCAGAATCCCTACAATATAAAGATAATAGTCTTACTAAAAATGAATTATATAAACAAAATATTGGTTTAAATAATCCAAAAAAAATAAGTCAAACTAAATTAAAACAATTAAGAGACACCAATGCCATTCTTAATTGTAACACAAAGGTTGGGTCTTGTAATCCAATTGTTTATGACACAAGTATTCCATTTGTAGATAAATTATAATTATTCTCTTAATCTTGGAAACATACACATTTCTAGAGATGGAAATATTTCACCACTCATACATACTTGACCTTCATATATTTCTCCACAAGACCTCATATCTTTATCATATCCTATATAACAATAACCGTCGTCTTTTGCGATTTGGTTACTTTTATAATTAATTTGATTAGATAATTGACGAATCCCACCTGTTTCCTTCTTTTTGTTGGTTTCTTTTTCCTTTTCTTTTTTTTTGCGGATTTCCTTTTCCTTTTTAATACTTTTATTAAGTTGTTTTAGTTCATTATTTATATTTGGGTTTGGTTTTATAAACCTATTATAATAATCAATTAGGTTATCTTTGAAATAAATAATAGAACCCACGACACAAGCTAAAACAAACAATAAAAATGTATAAAACATCCATGAAGAAGATTCAGTTTCTAATACTGGTAGTTCATAAGAAGGTTCAGTTGGGTAATTCCTATAGGATTTTTCGGAATAGTTATTGGTTGAGTTGTTTTTTGTTACATAGTTATTCGTAGAGTCATTAAAATCATTATTTGTATAATTATTACGTTGATTCAATACATTTTTATTTACTTCATTTGAAAAGTTCGCATTGTTTCCATACATTTCTTCGTATTTTTTACTAAGCGTCATTTAATATATTTATTATATTTTATATACCGAATCATATAGTTTTTGTTTTTCGGTTTTGACTTCTTCTATCCAGACTTCTTTCTTTTTTATATCCTCAAATATAATTTGGGTATTGTTATATAGATTTTGAAATAAACTTGTATTTTCAATTAATTTTATTTGAGTGTTTATTTCTTTGGAAAGAATTAAATGAATAGATACATACAACAAACATTTGAATGATTTATTATTAGTGACTTTATATTTTATTTGAAAAAGACGAAATAGAGACATGATAGCCTGTTGAATTAATGGACTACACGATTTAGAATTTTGAATTACAATATCCCATAATAACCATATTATATTTTTATTTTTTTTGTCATCTTTAAAATCTACTAAAGACCTGTTCTGAATAAATATACTTTTCTTTTTTTTGTTTAAGTAAATATCGTATTCAATGATCCAATCAATCCAATAAAAAATACTGGTAACGTCTTTTGTTATATTTATATGATATACATATTCATTCATTGGAATATAATATTCTTTAGGGTCTCCTTCTTTAAAAAATGGTTTGATATGTTCTATGTGGTCCGCTTTTAAATTATCATATATACCTTCTAAACTAAACACAAGTGGTTTATTGGATAAAGTATTTTCATTTTTTGTCTCACATAAAATAATAGTAATGGTAAAAAATAGATTACGTATATCATCATTGTTTTTCATATCCATATCATTTTTAATACTTTGATGTATATGTTTGAATTCTTCTAATTTTTTAGACAAGTAAATAGGAATTTTTACATTATGAACATGTATATATTTACAGTAAAATACTATATATATTTTCCATAAATCAAATATATATAAACTGCATATCATCTCAGCGGTCCAATGTAAAGCTTCGTCTCTTTTTTTATAATATAAACACGATATTAGTTCTTCAATGACCTTATTCTTTTTATGATTGGAAAAAGATAATCTTGTAAATGTTTTTCTATTATCTACAATATTACATTTATCCATTCTTATAAATGTAATAAAAAAAAAATAAAAATATATAACAAATGATACAATTACTAATTATACTCATATTATTGTATGTATTTTTTATAATATCTCGTTATGAAGGGTTTACCTTATTAGAAGAAAAATCTTATGTTAGAATGGATAAAGATATGGTTGATCCATTTTATTGTAAAGTATACGATGATTTATACGATACAATTGATCTTCATAAAAAAGAATGCGAAACGATTGTACCTTACTTAAATGAACATAGCGATATATTATGTCTCGAATGTCGTACTGGACATAGTGTCCAATTACTTTCTAACTTCGGTAATATAACTGGATTAGATAGTTCGTCGTTTATGATAGAACAATCAAAAAAAATCTATCCAAATTTATCCTTTCAAACCTTATATTATGACCCATACAAATACAAACACAAAACACACATTATATGTTCTCTTTATTGCGTTCATTTGCAGTTAGATATAGGACATTTTTTAAGTATATGTTATAATTGGTTGATACACAAAGGATATTTATTTATAAGTATATTGAAACCATCCAACATATCCCAAATAGTTCAACATAACCCTTCTTATAAGTTTCAACATAATTATACATTTTCCTTAGAGGTAGATGATAAACCCGGATATAGTATAATAAGCGAACATATATATGACAAACACGGGACCATAAAACGAAAGAATATTTGGAATTATCAAAGCATACAATTAGACAACCTCATTTACGAGGCAGGATTAAGAGGATTTAAGTTTATAAAACAAGATAAACATATGGCAGTTTTTTCTAAATCAACTTAACGACTATATTTACCAATACTAACAAATGAATCAATGATATATATCAGAAATAAACCTAAAAAGCAATATAATACAATTTCTTCGTTTTTTTGGTTCGTTTTGATTTCTTTTTGTTGTTCTAATATTTCTAATATATGATTTACTTTCATTAATAAAGGGCTTTGAACTACTTTTTCTTCAATAGGTTCATAGTCTGTTTTGAATATAGGTGCTTCTTCCTTATGATAAAATTGTGCGAGTTCTTCTTCATTGTCTTCTTTTAAATTTTCGTGTATATTTTGTATTGTACTTGGTTCTTCTTTTGTTTTGCCCATAGATGGTTTTAATAATTTAGACAAATTATCCTTATTTACTTTAGGTTTTTCATAATTCAAAGGTTCCTCTTCTTCTGATTTTATTAATGCCGCATTAAAAGCAAAAGCCATACTTAATTAAAGATAATATATTTTTTTTATACTTAAATATAAAATGGGTAAAAAAAACTTTCTTTTATGGATTATTATGATTCGCTAAACAATAATAAAATTTTTGCGGGAGTAATCATTCTGATTATGAATATATGTTCTAGATATGCTACATTAGAATTAAGCAAATCACAAGAATATTATGTGAAATATATTTTGGTAAACAGTTGCTTATATTTGCCATCATATGGATGGGTACACGAGACATTATTATATCTATTGCATTAACCATAATGTTTTTAATTATGGCGGATTATTTATTGAATGACCAAAGTAAATATTGTATCATACCTTCTAATTGTAAAGTGGAAGACTTTTCAGGAAATATTACCCAAAAAGATATCAACGATTCTATTCGTATTTTAAAAAAAGCTCATGCGCAAAAAAGAGTAAAGATTCACTCGTTGAACATAGTCTTTACAAAGAAAATTTTATTTGATATATATAGTATGATTAAAAGTGAAATATCCATCGTGATAAAACCTATTTCGTCTTTGTATGATTTATTACCCAATGATAAGATGTCGAATTATTTGGATGAACTATCAAAAGACTTTGGAGAATTTATAGAAAATCAAACAATTAATAAGAAAGATTCTCATATTGACGACAAAATAAATAAATTAAAGTTCAATTCTTATATTGAAACCACCGAAGGTGTATTTCATTACATCATAATGCCTTATAAAGATGATGTTTGGACCAAACCTATAATAATAATATAGATAAACAAAAATAATCAACTATGAACATGAAAAAATAAGCAAAGACGACTATATTACAAACATAATAGAAAGTAATTTAAGAAAAATACAAAAGAAAAATATGAGTTCTCAATACATCAAGGTGGTATATCATATTCCTTTGTATGATGAGAAACATTTGGAATTTAGATTCAAAGTAAAAGATACTAAAACAAAACTCGTTCCATATAAGGATATATTTGAACAAAAAAAATTGGATAAAATAAGAAAATTACCTTTTGTTACTAGTTTAGAAATAAATAGTAAAAATGAAGACTCTCTGGAAGGATTATTGGATATTTTAAAGAAAGGAAAAAGTAAATCTAGAAAAATAGTTTTCTATGAAACGTTATATAACTATAGTCGTAATAGAAATATACGCGAAGATTATGCTTTACAATCTAAATTCTATAAAGTACTTGTATTGTATTCCACCGATTTTCTAGAGAAGGATATATCTACTTTGAATAAAGATTATTATTATGAATTACCTACTGTAAAAATAGATGAAACATATTTTACACAAGAAGAAAATAATGACGAAAAGTTTAAGGATGTTGTAAGCAAATATAAAGTAAATGAAAAATATAGGTGTATTGGTAAATTAACAAATATTCGTAAAACAAAATATAAATTTACATTAAAACTAAAAGAGTTAATTTTTGAAGAAAAAAAGGAAGATAATATTGTTTTTTATATAAATATAGATACTTCATTGTTAGGAATTTTGCATCGTTATTCCATTGAAAGTGAACCCACAAATATAATACAAATAAAACCAAAAAATGGGATTTTAAAAGTGTTTAATGAAAATGACGTTAAACTGTTGAAACATAATAATATTGATAAAGTATTAGACGAAGGTCAAGAAGTTTTTTTACCCAAAGAATATCATATAACCGAAGAATCATTTGAAGATTTCTTGACAAAAAAGCCGAGTCCAACTGAGGCGATAAAATATTTCAAAAGTCCAACTGAACTTAAAAAATACGAGGTTTTTTTACAGCAAAATTACCAGAGATTAAAAAATGAAGTCCCTGAAAAACTTGAAACTAATATGTTGACTTATTATAAAGATTTTGATGTATTGACACGTTTGTTGTTCCAAGAAAATATGTTGTTTCATTTGAAGCCACGTAATAGTTCTAGTATATCCAATACACAATACAAGCTTAAGCTAGATAGTCCTATAAAAATATATCAGTATAATGAAAATGAAAAAAATTATAAATTATACGAAGAATCGTTCGAATCATTATTGAATAAGGAAGAACTGAAAAAACAATATAAAAATATAATTTATTCTAAAAAACCAGATTACGTCATATATGTAAACTTATTGTTAGACAAAAAAAACTTTAAAAAAACCACATTGTATGATTGTAAGGAAATTAAATTTAAATTATTGAAACATACCAAACGTCTCATTATTGGAGGTAAAAAATTGAAATTAAATAAAAAGAAAACATATAATAAACGATGCTTATCCAAAAAGTACTATCAACGACGTTATTCACGCCGAAAAGTATAAATATATATAGACGACTAACCATTCGTTATATACACAAACACAAATACAAACTTATGAAAAAATCGCTTGAACTTTTGAATGAAGACGCTACCAATGAACTGTTATCTTTTTTGAAATATAAACATATAACGGATGATACCATCAATTCTTATTTGTATATATTTATTTATGAACTATTTTATATATCTATTATGGTAAAGATTAATCCTAATGAAAAAAAGGACATTTTGAAACAAAGTACAATACATTTATTATTGTATGTATTTATAAAAAAGATTATATTTGATTAATAGAAAAAAGGTAATGCAAAATGGTATAATTGTTGTATTTGTAACATAGTCATTTTATTATCTTTCAAAAATATTTTGATATCCAGATTTTTATTTAACCAACAATTATAAATGGTAAGATAATCATATTGTTTACATAATTCTCTTTCAAAATAAACGTTATAATGATTCACTATATGATTTAATCTTTTTTGTGACGGAGATAAAATAGGTAAAAAAGAAAAAATATAATTTTGTAATTCTAATGGAATGTACATACAAAATTATATATATATATTATTTAACATTTATTATTTATCATATTTAATATAGATGACACTGCTTCTTCAAGTTGTTTATAACTTATTATTTGCCTCTTGAAGAGTTTTTTCTAAATCTTCTTTTTTTTTATATTATCGTTTAATCCATGTTCTTCCGTAGTTATTTTTTTGTCGATTTCTTTTTGTTGTTCTTTTAAACTGGCAATCATTTCAGATTTTTTTTCAACAATACGATTGATTTCATTGATGTTTATTTTCATATTTTGCATTTTTTGTTGTAATTGAATATAATTACCTTCCATTGTATAAGATACAAAGAACATAATTTAGACTGCTAAACGAATTGAATTTTTATCGCTTTTTCGTTTTCGGCGGTTTGTAGATGGTGCTGAAGCATTGCTTAAATTTTCTAAATCTTCTACACTAATTGTGCTATCATTTTTTGGTTCTATATCCACCTTCTTATTTAATTGATTTAGAAGTTGATCAATATTTTCAGGTCCTTTCATATCTTCTCTAGCATCAGAGGATTGATTCATACCAAAATCGCTCATAAAGTTGCTCAATCCCGGACTTTTTCTTCCATAGAACTTACTGCAGCCTTGGTGAACTGATTCATCAAATCTGGATTTTGACGCATGATATCGTCCATACCCGGAATAGCTGATTTAAACATCGTATTGGTCATATGAATCATCATACCAGACCCTGCTAATTGAAATAATAATTTTAATTCGGGTGCCATTTTAGCCTTAGATTTATATTTTTCATGTAATTCAGAAAAGATATCATCATAATCTTCTAAATTTTCATTAATTTGTTCCGACCATCCTTCTAATTTAATATCAAATGGGTCTAATTTATTATTTAAAAATTCTAATCCAGTAATAAGGGTAGTCAATACCTTTCCTTGAAACTTCATACTATTGCTCCGCTCTTTTTCAAAGATAATATGTTCATATTCACCCTTCATTTCATCTAATGAAGAATCCATACTATATCTTTTGGATAACGTTACTCCTTTACTTTCAAGTTGTTCCAATTTTCTTAAATAATTAAATTTTTCTTTCAGTAAATCTTCTTTTGTTTTATGTTCTACTTCTTGAACTTCTTTTTCGATGTTGATTTCACTTATTTTTTTAAATGGAATACTTGGTTGAGTGTCCATCTTTACAGTATTTTTACCTATATTTACATCTTCTATTTCATTTAATTCAGACAATTCTTTGTCTAAAGATATATCTTTATTGGTAGATTTTTGTTTATCATTCATAAGTAATTCGGCACCTGAACCAAAATCAACATTATCTTGATTTAAATCCAAATCAATAATTTCTTCCATTATAATAACATATATGTTATTGCTTTATATTTAGCGCATTACTAATTGCTTTTTTAAAGCATCTTTTAATTGTAAAAAACAATCTGCTAAATCATCCTTTTTTTTTGTGGGATAAAAAATGTTCAAGGTATTCGACATAATCTTGTTTCAAAAGTTTTTCGGTAATTTGAATACTTAATTTTTTACGTTGACTATAAGTAGTTTTTTTGGAATATCATAGTCTTTTAATTTGTGACACGCATTCCAGTGATATATATCGTTTATTCCTTGTTGAATAAAATACATTGTAATCATTCCTTGTAGTGTTTTCATTCGTATCGCGTTTTGACCTATTTGATTTTCAATAATGACTCGTTCTACTTCATAAGGCGTAAAAATATCGTGAAACGAGTTACACATAGTTTTTCCTAAATCAATTAAATTTACCTGATTTGATTTTTCTTTACATAATTCTAATACATCCCATTTCAAAATAGTTGAATTATTTGTCTCATAAATAATGTAAGCCAAATTTTTGATTCCAACATCTATACTAACATATATCATATTGATATAAGATATATGTATATATTTATATTAATTTATGAATTTCCTCTGGTGCATAGCATTCAACCTTTCTCGAGACAAATAAACGTCTTTCATAGAGGATTCGCTATATCCTTTTGGTTTACTATCGTCATGAATGCCTAAAAATAAATAGGGAGGATTATGAATCTCCATAGAGGGTTCTATCGATTGAAAGTTTCTTTTCATTATAAGGTCAGCATGTTTTACCAAAAACTCTCGGTAAGATTGATTGTTTGTTATACCATATTGTTTCTTGATTTTTTCATTGTTCAAAGAATTTTGCGAATAATCGGTAAATGTTCTACTATTCATTAATATATATTTATAATTTATTTCTCTTCGTTTGGTTGTGGTTCTTCGGTTGATTCTTCTTCTTCTGTTTTTTCTTCTTCTGGTAGTTTGGTTACTTCAATTGAATTTTCTTCAAAGGCTAAATCTATCACAAGTGATTTTTTGCTATTTGCTAAACGAATCAAGTCGTTTTTTTTCATTTTTGGATTGGTTTTGATTCCCTTATTGGTCAATAAATCTCTTAATGATTTTACACTCATTTTATTGTAATCTGTTTCACCCATTAGTTCTTCAGTTACGTTCGATTCTATAAGTTCATCTTGTGGTTTTTCTTCTTCTTCATCCGAAGAACTTACATCGTCATCGTCATCGTCATCGTCATCGTCATCGTCAGCGTCATTGTCAATATCGTGTTCGCTTTCTACTTCAACATCTAATGTTTTACAATAGTTTTGTTTTACAACGGACTTTTCGCTCTTTGTCTCTGAAGATTGTTGTAACAGTTCATACAATACCTTCGCTTGTTCCATTTGAGCTGATTCGATGTTTTCATATTTTCGTTTGAAATAATAACATACCAAAGTGATTAACAATAAATTTATAATTAGACCTGTAAAGAAACCACTAATATCTAATAATCCCATTATACATAATAGTTATAATCTTTATATACCTTTTAAACGAAATCAAAATAAATATTCTGGATAATTCAAGTCTTTTAATATTTGTTTACCACCGTGTACATAAGAAATACCTTTTTTTATTTTGTATAAATATTCTATTTGGTCTTTGTGTTCTATAACATTCATTTTGTAATTAGAGACACACTTGTCTAATTCTTCGCAAAGTTGAATATAATGGGTGGTTAAAATAAAATCAACACATGGATAACTCTTTAATCCTTTTAGATATATTTTTGCGCATAATATGGCATCGTTTGGATTTGTACCAGAATATAACTCATCAAAAATACATAAATGTCTCTCATTAGAATGTTGTTCTACGTGTTCTAAAATATCTTTACATCTACGTGCTTCGGCTTGAAATAAACTATCACGACCAGATGTATCCGGAATGTTCAAATAAGAATGAAAATGATTATATAAACGAATATTGGCGCGTTTATAACAACCAAATCCTATTTGCTGAGACAAAATGGTATTCAATAAAATAGATTTCAGCAAAGTAGTTTTACCAGAGGCATTTGGTCCAGTAACAATAATCTGTTTGTCCATTGTGATATTATTTTTTATAGGTTTATCATTTATATTTGCTAAATAATAAGACCCTTTCATTTTTGTATGGGTATCTTGGAACGTAGCCATATTTATTTTCTTGGAAATGTGTTTTTTTGTAAAGAATATATATCGTTGATATAGTGATTCAAATCATAAGCATAACAAAAGGCATTATGATAGGTTTTATCATAATACAACGCATAATAAACATACATAATATACCCAATTTGACTTAAACGACTAAACGTATTCTGATAAGGAAAAATCAGTGATAATTTATTTACAATGTTTTGAATAATATTTTTCTGATGATTATTTTGTGCTATAAATAAAGCATATGATTTATATGGAGACAAATAATGATTTAGTTTTTCAATTTGGCGTATCGCATTTATACAATAACCTTTATAAGAGCTGATAAATTCTGAAATAGAATGGATATTATTATAAAACTGAATGCACGAAATAATGTTTTGATAAATTTGAAAAATATAAAAAATAATAGAGGCAAATATAGAAGTTCTCTGTTGAAATGTAATGGATTCATTTGTATAAAATAATTTATATAGATTTGTATTTTTCATCATATTTTGTAATAAATCGCTATATTGAGATGTACTAATTTCAATGTTTTTGAATCTTAATATAAAATAAGGAACAATAAAAATAAAAATAGGAGTAATCAATGAAAAAATAGGAGAAGTTATATTATAAAAACTTAGTGCTTGTAAAAATAAAACAGAACGATTGAGTGGTTCAAGTGCTGAAATATTAATGTATTGATATTTATCATTAAAATTAGTCTCAGAACGAAAGTTCATATAATTCTCCATCATAGATTCACAATCAACACAGGAAACATCTAAGTTTTTAATGACGAGTTGACTATCTTGTAAAAACTCTTTATTAGACGTATAATAAGAGGACCATTCTAAAGGGGTGTCTCCTAAAATTTTTTTGTAAGCATTTTTCATATCAATATCATCTATTATAGTAGGTGAAACAGATTTATGATCTATATATTGTATTGGCAATTTGAATTCCATTATATAGTTATTTTTTTTTTTAAGATAATATAGAACGAATATAAAAATAGGTTTTATATATTATAATGTATTATTCTTATGATAAAATAATAATGCTTTCTATGGATTATAGTCCATACGAATTTCCTGAACATACCAAAGAGATTATTACGAATATAAAAAAAAAGTTATTTATCCATAACAAAAGCGAACCTTTCAAAATAACTAAAATACACAAACAAGAAGATTATTGTGGAATCATATGTAAATTATTAAATAAATTAACCGAAAAAAACTATGATAAGTTAAAAGTAGAAATGTTTGAAATGATTGAAAACATAACCACAACCAAGGATATAGATATTATTACGAATAAAATATTTCAAATTGCTAGTTCTAATATACATTTATCTAAATTATTTTCTTTATTATACAAAGAATTAATTGAAAAAAACAATACTTTTTATGAGATTTTTCAAGAAAATTTTTCAAAACATAGCAAACTACTAAGTGAAATAGAATATTTTAGCCCAAATGATGATTACGATAAATATTGTGATTATGTAAAAAAGATAGAACAATTAAAGGCTAGTCTATTTTTTTTTAGTAATTTAATGAAATATAATATTTGTTCTTTGGATAATTTGGTTGAATTATGTAAAGAACTAATGAACACGCTAAAATGTGAAATAGAACATAAAACTAAGATGGAATATAAAGAAGAATTATTACAAAGTATTTTTATCATTATAAAAGAATTATTGGATTATTTATTATTTCATTCAGAATGGGAAGGAATATATAATAATATAAATGAAATAAAAACGCATCCTAACGTGAATGCAAAATTAAAGTTTAAGTGTATGGATATTATGGATTTTGTAAAAGGTCATATTCGATAATAATTTAATACTTGATAACCATTACGCATATTCCATGCTACAGATTTATCTTCCATAAATAAATCTTCATTAAAGAAATCTTTACTTGAATTTAAAAATATTTTATTTTTCCACTGAAAAGGAATAATAGAAGGGGTAAACGCACCATCATACTTGTATTCCTTACCATTTATAGTCAATAAACAGCAAAAATGTTTTTTATTCGTGTCTCTTAACAATAAAGAATCTAATATATATTTTTTTTTATATTGGTCTATTAAGTAAATATCCTTGTTATTTATTATCTTTGATCGTTTTTGGTTTATTTCCGCCCAAATAATGCTTGAATTTACATTTACATAACCATAATCTTTCATATAACTATATAATAAAAACCCATTTTGAGTATGATACGCATATTTTTCATTTGATATATAGTTCAATAAGGCGATTTGATAATTATATGGATTTCCATATTCCTTTTTATTGACAATATTAGATTTATATTCTTTTGGAATTCCTTCGTGTATTTTTTCAATTAAATCATTTGTATTCATAATTTTTGCCAATATGTTTCCGTGTAATGTTGCCTCTATAGCTATGTTGAATAAAAACAATGGAGCTTTTAGTTTTTTTAAAAAGGGATTAAGATTTTTCATTTTACCTGTAATCATATATTGTCTAAAATACTTATTGAATTTACGACCTTTATCGCTAATATAATTCATCATAATAGATGTATTAAACCAACAATTATAATACGATTGTTTAGGGACAATCAAACTATCTATATTTATAATATTGTGTTTTGATAAGTTATCTAAAAATAATGCTTGGGCGTCTGTATTCCAATATGCCACACATTCACCATTTTTTAATTTGATTTTAGGATTAATATAATATTTCAAAATAGAATCTTTTAGGGTGTATTCTTCTACATCTATGTTCATACATTGTGTAATGGCGTCAAATATATCATATTTTGGACTATATCGCGATTGAACCAATATTTTATTTATCTCAGGCGAATAAGACAAAATACTTGGATGAAGAATATTAGAAGCTATATCTTTTTTAGGTATTCGAAAACTTTGAATACTAGGCGGTTCTGTTCTTTTTAATAATTTACACGTTTTTTTATCTAATTTGTATTTACTAGATAATCTACAATGGTCGGTATATATACATCCTTTGTAACATTTGTCTCTTGGTAAATTGACGCATTTTGATTTACACTTTTTCGTCTTATTTGACATTTATATATATATATATATATTATAATTATGGAAAATATGGCTTCTGTATCTTCTGGATTAATGAAAGACTATATGTATGAAACAGATTTAAATTCTGTGGAAGAAAATGGACAAACTACTAATCTATATAAAATACGTGTCCATTTTAACGATTCGCATTACGATTTATGTATTGCGATAGGAGATATAAAATCGTTGGATAAAATAGAATATAAATATGTTTATGTTGTCAAATATGAAAAGGTTGTCTCTAAGTTGGGTCTATATGAATTTGTCCGTGGCGGAAATAATACGGAATATAACGAAGCATCTATGTTGATTTTTGATAATTTTATGAATAAACTGAAACTAGACCAAATGGTTCAAACCAAATATGAATACATTCTAAGCAAAGATTTTAAAATGCTTACTCAAATTAAAAATAAAATAAATAAAGACACAAAGCCATTTGAACAAAAATACGAAAAATTATTTGAAACATTAAAAAAAAAATATGCCAAAGATTACGATTTGTTGGTTTCTACATTCAGGTTTTATGATACGCATGGTGTTGTAGATTTCATACAAGACAAAACCATAATAAATCATGATTTAATAAACGAATACAAATCAAAGTATGCCAATATGACCTACAATGATTTTTTACGAATGATATTTGCGGATCCTTTAGTATTGTTGGATGAATTAGATTCTTTTGAGGAAAAGAATACTCTAGAGACAAATATAGTAAATCCAAATTTACAACTTAAACAAGAAGGTAATGCCAACGAAGAAGGCGAAGACGAAGAAGAAGAAAAAAATGCTAACAATGAAGAAGTCGAAGGCGAAGAAGAAGAAGAAGGCGAAGAAGAAGGTAATGCAAACGAAGAAGGTAATGCAAACGAAGAAGGTAATGCAAACGAAGAAGGCGAAGACGAAGGCGAAGGCGAAGAAGAAGGCGAAGGTGAAGAAGAAGGCGAAGGCGAAGAAGAAGGCGAAGGTGAAGAACAAGGTGAAGAAAATACCAATGGAGAAGGTAAAGAAAAAAATTTGAATTCAGAAAGATCGAACAATTCTATCGTAGTCTCTTCGAATTCAAATCAGTCAGGCGGAAAAATGAAACTATTGAAAAGAAAAATGAAGTTATAATATATGACCTTCACCCAGAACACTATAGAAAATATTCAGTTTTTAAAGAACAATTATTCTTTAGACCCACATAAACCAAATATAAAATATACTTTGCGACGAATACATAATGCAATGAACAAAATTCATATAAAACATCATTCTTATGTAGAACATTCTAATGTAGCTGTTGTTGAAAATTCATCACTTTTTTTTCCAAGTGTAATTGTAAATTATATAAATAAAACAAGATTTCGTGAATATATATTTAAGATACATAAACAAAACTATCGTTTTATGATAAAATTATATAGCGAGACATCCATACATATTAAAGAGTATATTAAAAAAATAAAGACAATTATTGTAATGTTTATTCGGTGTAAACCTTCGCTGCAAAAAACCTATAATAATATTACGATTTATTTGACCGACTTTGAAAAAACAAAGGAATATATGAATACTGGTTTTACATATGGGAATAATATTGTTTTATATCGTAAGGAAGAATGGTTTAAAGTATTTATTCACGAATGTATCCATTTGTTTGATTTTGACTTTCATAATCATAATGATTTTTCTAAAATGAAACAATATTTTCCAATACAAAGCCAGTTTTTATTATTTGAGACCTATACTGAATTTTGGGCAAGAATTATAAATATTTCATGGTTGTCGAGACATAAATCATTTCGCATATTTGAACATAGATTTCATAAGTATTTCAAAAGAGAACAATTATATGCATGTCTAATGACTAATAAGTTATTGAATGAACAGAACCTAACGTATCAAGATTTGCTTCAACATAATAATCATTACCAAGAAAAAACGAACATATTTTGCTATGTTATATTAACAAGTTTATTGTTTTTTCACATACAAGAAACTATGGATTTTTTTGAGTCGGAACATTTATTTCATTATGAAAAAAGTGTTGACCAATTTATGAATTTTATTATACATTTACATAAAAAAGACAAATGGTTACATCACTTAGACCAAATCAACTATGTTTCCACTACAAATCGAAATATGGCATTGTATGATATAAAATAAAAAGTTTTTTAATAATTTTACATTAAAAATTATTAAAATATTAAAAATAATCTAAACTATTGATTTAGGCTTTTACACTTTTTTCAAAATGTGGACTCATGAACTTTTGTAGATTGAAATAAGTAAGTTCATCTGAATCGGTTACCTTGAGTAGTTTTTTTAGTTTAGCATCAGGAAGAATCTTGCGACCATTCGTTTTGTCTTGAAGACTATTCTCACGGATATAAGCAGTCATTTCCTTGGTGACATCCGTTCGTGCCATCATAGTACCCTTATCCTTTTTTAGAAAACCAGCCAGTTCATCACTAATTTTGGTAGGTTTTACAAATCCACTTGGGGCTCTTGAACCCTTGTTTTTATTTTTTTTTTGGTTGATTTTATCCAATACTTTCATTTCTTTGGAGACTTGTTTTTCTAAAACTTTTACTTCAGATTTTACCTTAGATAAAAGACCATTCATATCCGCTAGTAAAGAAACCACTCCGGTGAAAGATTCTTGTAGGGAACCTTCTGTTTGATGAACTGGTACTACTACATTATCTACTTCTTTTGGTTCGTCGCCTTTTACCTTTTTTGGTTTTTCTACCTTTGCCTTTGGCTCAACGACTTTTGGCTCAACGACCTTTGGCTCAACGACTTTTGGCTCAACGACTTTTGGTTCAACGACTTTTGGTTCGACAGATTTGGATTTTTTAGATTGTTTTACAGCAGACATTATACATAACAATATTATATGTTTTTATATTGTTTTTACGCAATTATTATATAACAGACTGATACAGCCATGGTAACGATTCGGCGGCACGAGGATGGACTAAAGTAAATGTAGTCAAAATATAAAAAGCACAAAGAGATTGTTTTTCATCATCTATATGTATATTATTGATCAAGTGGTCGCAAATACTATAAATATAGTGTTTCAAAGTATTATTTTCAATATGAATATTACGATTTTGAAATAAATGCATTGGAATATGTAAAAATGGATTTCCACTTGGTGGACATAATTGTCTCCTTTGTTCATTGGTCATTTCGCTTCTATAATTCCAAATATCATGTATTTCATAAATAAATTTTCTTAATTGTTTGTTGTTCAACTTGGTAACCCATTCGATTTGGGTATAATTTCCTAAAGAATCTAATTTTTGAAATATAGAGACAAACATATTATCTATGGTTTGCTTGATGGGTTTTACATATTCATCTACATAATGAAATATTTTATTGTATATTTTTCTTTGTTCTACCATTTGTATAAAGGGCTTTGGAAAAGGTTCCATAGTATATGGGTTATTTATTTGTTTTTTATCTAATAGAGTACTAATTGAAATTATATTGAATCCATATACAAAATGATGACTATCTTTATAGCTTATAAAATATTTGTATTCTATATCGTTCATAGACTCTATTGTTAGAAAATCCTCCGTATTGTTGCATAAGCTTCTGTGAAACATTGCTGGACCTTGCGTTTGGTTTAGTTTGAATACAAGATAATTTCTAAAACAATAAATTATTTTGCGTATATAAAAACTATGTTTCAAATAATGATAACATTCATATATAATATCTTTTTTTGTTTTTTGTTTAGGTTTGTAAGAAAATCGCTTCATAACGCATTTCATTTCTTTTATGGTGTATTTAGATTGTAATAATTTATTATATTGCGAAAAAGATTCGACCATTTATAGTAATCACGATATTTTTTTATATTTCATTTACTATTTGGATAGGTATTGCTAAGATTTTATAAAACAATTATAAAAATTGATTTAAAGATTTTATTAATAATTAAGTAACAATGTCAACTATTATTGTAAACGCAAAAGACTTCTCGCCTAACTCCAACATGATTTTCACCAAACCAAAAGCAAATAATGCTGGTGGGAAAAGTGTTGGTATTTTAAATAGTCTATCTAAGAAATCGTTGCACATTCAAACACCTCTTATGATGAATTGGGGTGTAAACGTATATGATAATGCGAATAATTCTAAAAGTTATGACTTTATGTTGCAATTCCCTCGCGAAGAGTTTGGGAACGACGAAACCAAAAGTTTGTTGAATATGATGATTGAATTTGAAGAAAAAGTAAAATCCGAAGCTCAAAAAAACGCAAGGGACTGGTTTGGTAAGGCATCTATGTCGTCTGAAGTAATCGATGCTCTATGGAGTCCAATGCTAAAATATCCAAAAGACAAAGCAACTGGAGAGCCAGACAAAACGCGTAGTCCAACTCTGAAACTAAAACTTCCAGTATGGGAAGGCGAGTTCAAGTTTGAATTATTCGATATTGAACAAAATAGTTTAATTCCTAATGAAGATGGCCGTGGTCCTGAAGAGTTCATTCAAAAAGGGAGTAATGTAGCGTGTATTATTCAATGCGGTGGTATTTGGTTCGCCAATGGTAAATTTGGGGTAACTTGGAAGTTGTACCAAGGAGTGGTCAAGCAAGTAGAATCACTTGAACGCGGTAAATGCCACATTAAAATGACTACTACCGAAGAAGTAGTCACTCCTCAAGATGAAGATGAAGATGTTCCAAAACCATCCCAGTCTCTATCACAAGTTACCTACGATAGCGATGGCGAAGATGTAGAAGTCTCAAAAAAAGAGGATCCTGAAGAGCCAAAAAAAAAACCTAAAAAAACAACTAAAAAGAATTAGATAAATGAATAATTACATTCGATATTTCATTATGTTCAAAAATATTGGACCGAATCATAGGTATTCCTTGATTCATTAAAGTAGTTATATTTTTTTCATATAAAAATGAAAAACTTTTTCCACATATTTTAAACTCAATTACATCTCCCATTTTTTTTGTTTTGTTTTCTAAATATATATGTATATGATTATATATATCTATTGAAATGTATTCAGGTATATTAGGTTTTATTTTTATCTTTATTTTATGTGTTTCATACCATAATTCGTGGTGCCATAAAGGGATGTAAAGGTCGTAGTCTTTCATGTAATATAATTCTTTTTGAAATAAATGATCCAAGGATGGATTTAATTCAAAAACTTGATAACTATGTATATGTTTTTCAAATGGGTCATAAATATATTGTTTTAAAAGAATAAATAAAGTATGTGTATATTCTTCGTCATAATAAAACAATGGAGACAAACGGTTCAAATCATCTAATAAATAATCATAAGCTTCTTTTACATCGACAAAAAATTCCGACGTTTGATTTTTATCAGGATGATATTTCAAAGAAGCCTTTAAGTATTTTTTACGCAATAGAGCATAGTTTAAATGATCTTGTGGGTCAATATTTAAAATCACATATGCCCTTTTTTTATCCATACATTGTTTATTACTATTCTTTTAATATTATTAAAAAAATAACAAACCTTTCCAAATGATATATAGATCGGTAGTTATTGTTGTATTTTTTTATAATATCAAATAAATTGGGCATCACTTTTTCTATATCATACGTGGACATATAGTTCATATTTAACAAACGATTTAATATAAAGTAAAAGGATTCGTGTATGTTTATATTGTAAGTCAATAAATTATACAACAACTCCCTTAATAAGAAATAATCGATGTTCTTCGAGACAATCATTTCAATGATTGGTTCACATAATGGAATACACATTTTGTTTTTACTTTTATCTTTCAAAGATACTATTTTACAATATTTCTTTATAGTATCAGGTAAACACGACATATTTTGTGTGCATAGTATAAATTTAATATTTGTGTCTCTCATAAAAATATAAAAAATATCCAACAATTCATCTTTGATACTATGTACATTCATACATAATATGATACATTTACCCATATTTTCTTTACAAATGGTTTGTATTTGTTGATACAATGCTACCCACAAACTATATTCGTTTGTACCCAATAATTCAAAATCTACTTCAAAATGAGCATCACTTAAGTTGAAATAATATTTATGGTCATTCAAGTTGATTTCTATTTTTCGTTTATAGTTCAACTCTGTTTTACTATATGGTTTTATTAGGTTCATCGCATAATTATATTTTGAACTATTTTCCTTTCCATAAATAAGTATATGTTCCATATTTATACTATATGAAAGTGATATTTAAATATATTATACTACTATTACTATGAACTTATTTATTCCTTATAATATTTTTGAAATAAATAAAATAGTATTTCAAAAACCAGTAGAAAACAAAATAAAATATTATAACCATTTTTATAGAATATTATACAATGAAGCTTATTATACCATACAAAATGTAATTATTTCTATACCAGAATCACATATAATTACAAATTATCATAACAAAACTTACAAAATTAGTTTCAATAATGACTTATTGTATTCGTTGTTTTATATTGAATATGAATTATTGAAAAAGATAAATTTAATTACAAACAAAAAAATAGAACGTTTATTATATAATGATTGTATGTATAAACGTTATGTATTACATTTGAATAAACCTTCCAATCAATTATTTATACGAATATCTGGTATTTGGGAATCAAATGATAAAATTGGTATTACTTACAAGTTTATTTCTAAATGATCCTTGTCTACCATAAAATTGTCCAATATAGTTTGTTGAACACCTGTAATGAAAAGAGAAAATACGCCAATGATATACAATATACCAGAAATTTGACTATTCGTTTCTTCTTTATAAAATAAATTATATATCATGATTATCAAAAAAGATAATACCATTAAATTTGAAAACATAGACCATGAATCATATATTTTCGGGATTTGTTTTTTATTGATTCGTTCCAAATATTTGTATGACATTGTAGTATCCCACATCATCGTCATAATTAGTAATGATATTGGATAAATCACATTATTTTCTATTTTGGAGTCAATGCATAAATAAGAAATTACTGAAAATATAATAATCAAATTCCCCCAAATGCTTGTGGTTGCTTTACCAAATGAACCATCTTTAGAAGACGTCACCAACCCTATTATTATTTTTACAAATATACCTATCATAGTAAATGTTATCAATACAATTTTTGGAAAAGACAACTGACTTGTTTCTCGACTATTCATATGATAAGATTATATTTTTTTTGTAGATATTCTTTTATATCTTCTACATTTCGACTGTCAATGTCTAATGCGTAAAATTTGGGTTTTTTCATTTGCGGGGTTTTATGGTAAATATAGTCGCCGGTTTTTCCTTTTCGAATCGTGGTATGTTTACCAATTAATACATTGATATTCATTAATGACTCCATAAGTTCATTCGGAAATGTTTGTTCTTCAATGAAATCTTCTATTTGATCATAATGTATCCAATGTATCAAAGACGTGGTAACTTTTTTATATTCCATATAATAACCAAATTGTCCGCTTTTTATAACAACAGGGTGTTTTTTGTATGTCCCACAATGTAAACTCGATTGTTTTGATTTCACCATATCAATGACGACATCTTGGTCTACTTCGCGTTTAAATTCAGTAAAGATGTGTCTCCAAAGACCTGTTTCTTCTATAATATCTAATTGAGTTTCCATCTTATTTGTATAGGCATAGTCAAATAAATGATTATAATATTGATAACAAAATTCAACAACTTTCTTACCGGTGTTGGTAATTGTAATCTTATTGGTCTCGTCGTTCGAATAAGATTCAGATTTTTGCGTAATAACATTATCTATTAATTCGTATTGAGTTGTTTCAAATACTTTTCCCTTTATTTTTCCTTTTACAATATAATGTTTGTCGTAAAGTTTAGTTAAAATAGACGCATAGGTGGATGGACGACCAATAGACTCCTTTTCTAGTTTTTGTATCAGTTGAGCTTCACAATAATGATACATTGGTTTTTGTAATATTTCTTTAGAAACAATAGAACTATAGTTGATTTGTCTCAGTTGCGATAAATACAAGGAAAGACTATCGTGTTTGGGTGTACTATTTACTTTTTTCCATCCTTCAAACAAAATCATAGGTTCTTTGTATATAAAATATAAATCAAACGGGGCACTTATTTTATAATGCAATGTTTCTATTTTGGCATCACTCATAGAGGTTTGTAATGTATGTATATAAATCAACTTGTATAACTTATTGATTTGTGATGTTTCAAAGGTTGTTTCAGTCACTTTCAGATTGGTAACACGAATGCCTTCATGAGCCTTTTTTGTCGAACTAGGGATTTCTTTATAATAATCATCTCCAAAATGTTGTTTAATGTGCAGTTCTAACGATTGTTTGAATGTATCGTTATAACTCGGGGTATCAGTTCGCATATAAGTAATACAACCATGTTCATATAATGCTTGAGCATAACTCATTGTTTGTGATGGACTATATCCTAATACTTGATGTGCTTTTTGTTGTAAAGAACTAGTAATCAAAATAGAAGGTCTTTTTTCATTTGTACTATGTTTCTCAATAGGATACATTTCAAATTTATGACTTTTACATTGTTCTAAAAAATCATCCACTTTATCCATACATTGTGATAAATGAAACTTGACGAGTTTAGCGGTAAACCATCCTTCCACTTTGTAGTGGGTGTCCATACTTTGCTGTTCATAATCTTTTTCTTTTTCATAAATCATATGTAGTGCCGGAGTTTGACACCTACCAGCACTTAATTTATTTAAAATATATTTCCATAACTTGGGTGAAATGGTAAATCCAATATACAAATCTAATATTTGCCGAGTTTGTTGACTGTATACCCTATTCATATTCAATAGTCCTTTGTGTTGAATGGCGTTTTCTATAGCTTCTTTGGTGATTTCACTAAATAGGATTCGAGGCGTTGTCTCCACATTTAATTTACATACTTTACAAATATGCCATCCAATGGCTTCGCCTTCACGGTCATCATCGGTAGCAATGATAATCTCTGTTGCTTGTTTGATTTCAGATTTTAACATCTTTACGACAGTCGGTTTTTCTATTTTATAATTCACTTCATACGTTTCCATATTGAGTTGATCCAAAGAAGAAAAGGATGTGATATGTCCACAACTGGCCACCACTTTATACGAAGGTCCTAAATATTCTTCGATTTTCTTACATTTGGATGGAGATTCTACAATGACCAATGTTCTCATGTTTACAGAAATAAAAATTATTTATCTATATCAATTTTTTGGCATAATATTCTTTCCAACTAATATTTTCAACTGGAGAAATAAAGTTGGTTTGTGGTGCATCTTCTATTTTTTTATCAATATAAATTTTTTTTAATAATGTTCCAATTTCATAAGAGGCTTCGTGTTGGTCACGATTACCATTCTCAATACTTTCTAATACATCTAAGAAGGTATATAAAATAGTTACATCCAAATCATTTTTCAAAAGTTTATTGTAAATCAACGTATAATTTTGAAATAAAAAGAAGCATTCGCTTTGTAAGACATTGTCCAATGTTTTGTAATGGGTTGTTTTTAATTTGCGTTTGGTTTGTTGAATTTTTACAACATCTTTTCGAATTAGCGAACTATGATTTAATTGTCTAATTTCTTCGGTGTGATTGATTGTATCATTGACATCTATCATTTCTTGTAATTTGATACGCTGACTATCATTCATTATTATATTATATAAAATACTTTTTTATATTTAAATATAGTATAATGGATATGTTAGTAGGTACAATACATTCACTTAATCACGACGTGGATGTTCCTATTCGTAATATGTGTGGAGGTAAAAAGCGAAAAAAAACATATAAAAAGAAAAAGACAAAGAAACCATATAATGAAAATCGTTTTAGTAGGAGGGTCTAATTGGCTTGGTAGAGATTTAATGCGTAAACTTTTATCTGAGAAAAAATCATTTCATTTGACTTGGATAGACAATCTTTCGTCGGAGTATTCTTCTCGTCATTACACGTGGGATTTTGAATATTTAAAAGACGATTGTTTTGATTTCCAATATGGAGACATCACTAGTTATGATTTTTTGAAATCTATTATTTGTAAAGATTCTATTATTATTTATAATATATGGACACAACCACAATGTATTCTTGGTATGGACAATATTGCGCGATTATCAAGAGAATTAGATTGTAGACTCATTTATACTACGCCTAAATCTTTGATAGATTCCTTCCAATATATCATCCAAAAAAATAAACTACAAGGTGTAATTGGGATTCAATATAAAGGAGAACTTGTCGGACAATACGATATTTTCAATAAACGTGACCCAATCGATACAATCCACTATTATAAAAAAATAGGAAATAAAATAAATCATGCTTCGTTTGAATATTATACGATGGATAGCGCGGTTCATTTTATTTATTTTTTTATAATACAACCAATGGATGATAATTTGTTTATTCAACAGCCTACATTAATATATCAGTAAACTATATAATGAACCCTAAAGATTTGACTTCTAATAATGAGAATAGTTATGCATTTATGCGTAAAATGTTTGTGCGAAATATCGTTCGCGATGAGTCCATTCAAACCTACAGAGATTCTTCTTCCTATACTCATCATAAAAAAATGGTTTCTATAGGTAGACAACAAAACAAGCATTTTTATACCAACAACAACAAACGCGAAATTATCCAGTCTTTACGCAGACTTCGTTCTCGGTTGTGATTTTTTTGTTTTGGTGGACTTTTTTGTTTTGGGTGATTTCTTGATTGCCCCAAACGCCCCCTTTTTAGCAAAATAACCATATTTTTCTAAACGTTTTTCTTTTTTTGCTGTCATATGCTTTTTTCGAGACACAATTTCTCCCCATTTATTTTGTATTAAATCTTTTTTGGTTAAACCACCTGTTGTTTTTTTTGCGTTTCCGTGCCATACTTCCGCTCGTGAACCAAATGTTTTCATTATATTATATATAAATATAAAATATTTAATGCTCATCGTTTTCTTCGTTTGTATAAATATCGTTGATATGAACTATATTTATGATTTTTTATGATAGAACAATTACCGGTTTTGTGAGACAAATACAGACTATAGTCTAATGTTCTGAATGGTTTATTATTTATCATCAATACTCCACCTTGATATACGGAGGATTGTCTCGAAGGTGGAACATATTGTTTATTTGGACAACTATAATTCATTATATATAGGTCTATATAATTATACGACTCATGAATTCCCTAATTTTTGCTTTTCTATCACCTGAGACATTATTTGACCTTAGAAGGACTTGTATCAAATTCACATAGTATTGTGAATTACATTTTGAAATCAAATTTACATTATCGTAAAAAATATGAGAATATATTATGTTATAAGCATTTTGTTTGCTTGTATTTTGATAAGAAATAGTTTTTCGTTGTTTTATCATTTTGGCTTGCAACATTTTTTTTGATCCATTATTTTGTTTATCGTTCGTTACTTTCAAACGCTCTAATCCTTCACAATTATTACACGGAACACTCGGATCCCAAAGAATTAAATCCGAAAAATTTATATTGGTATTGGCAAACATATTCGTGGTATTTATGCCGTTGGGAGCAGTTGCTACAATAAACATATAATATATTAATCTATTAATAATTGCATATAAAAATTATTATTTGTTTCAAAGTTTGTACTAACATCTAACGTTAAATTAGATGCTTGTAATCTTACACAACCATTGAACATATTTGTAAAATCTATACAACGGATCATTTTCCAATTGTAAATATCTTGACTAAAACTAAATGCGTTCATAAACACACCAGAAGCATCTATGATATTGGATACATCCCAATTGTTGACTGGACGATTAAAACGAATTGCTCCTAAAAACATAGAGTTCATAGAGGTTACTTTAGATAGTTGCCATTTTTCTAAGGACTGATTGAAATTTATGGCTCCCTGAAATACGGACTTCATAGAGGTTACATTGGATGTATTCCATGTACTAATATCTATATTGAATTCGGTTTCATTTATAAATAAATTATCTATGTTGGTAATTGCGATTGTATCCAACATTGTAAAATCACGATGTTTTAAATCATATTCGCTTCTTTTATTTTTATATAATACATAAGCCTCTTTTATAGTATTATCGGTTACATTGCCATTGGCATAATAAAATTCTAAATTCGGACAATTTGAAAATATGTTATTACTATTTGGTTTGGTGATTGTAATTTCATTGTTTGATAATATAAACGTAGTATTCCAATTATAAAAAGACTGATTCAACGTGTTACATCCATTGAACATAGACGTCATATTGGTAAGTTGGTTAATCGTCCATTTTCCCAGAAACCTATTAAATGATGAGGCGTTTTGAAACATAGATTCAGTGGTAGACACATTGGCGATATCCCAGTTACTTATATCTTGATTAAACGAGGATGCCCGTTCAAAGGTAAACATCATTTGATTTATTTGTGAAACATCCCAATCGTATAGTGGTTGATTGAAGGAGGATGCCCCTGAAAATACATAGTTCAAATTAGACAAACTATCTATCGTCCAAATGTTCAATGACTGATTAAAGTTACTCGCATTTCTAAAGATAGAATTCATAGAGGTTATATTTGAAACGACCCAATTATCCAGTGGTTGATTGAAGTTAGTCGCACCATAGAAAAATTCATCCAAAGAAGATACTCTATTTAGTTGCCAATTATTCAAGGACTTGTTGAATGAAGTCGCGTCTTTAAATATGGATTGTATTTGAATCACATTGGATACATCCCAATCTCCTATATAATGATTGAACGAAGTTGCTCCTTCAAACATAGACTCCATGTTGGTAACTTTCGACACATTCCATGCGCTAATGTCTTGATCAAAATCAAGATAATTTTTGAATAATCCCGACATATCTAAAATAATACTTGTGTCCCAATCAGAAATGTCTTTATATTCAATTAAAGCTTCGGAATAGCATATATCAAAATCTCGTACAATTTGATGAATGCTATTGTTAGTTACATTTCCGGTAAGTACTATGAATTCTAAACTAGATGCATTTTTGAAGATAGACTCTGTAGTAGCCCTAGGGTTATTTGCTTGAATTGTGTTGCCATCTATATATTCTATATTGTAAAGTTTTGTCCAATTGATTAATGACTTATTAAAACTAGTAGCTCCTTCAAACATTGAGTCCATGTTGGTGACGTTCGATACATTCCATTTCGATACTCGTTTATCAAATAAGGTTGCGTCTTTGAATAAATTCTCCATATTGGTAACATTCGATACATCCCAATCACCAATATAGGAATTGAAACTCGTATTTTGAAATAACCCGCTTATGTCGGTCAGTTGAGTCGTATCTAATGCTTGTATTGGTCTATATACCTTGTTATAATATTCATTATTATTGATGTAATCATCTATCACATCGTAAATAGTTTCTTGTAATACATTTCCAGACAAAATATAATAATTCAAATCACTTACATCTTTAAACATATTCAATGTAATGACCCCTTCTTTGTTAACATTGAATGCCTTATCAAACGCAAAATTATAAGAAGCTTCCCATAGATACAACGATTGGTTAAAATACAAATTACCTTCAAACATTGACTCCATAGTGTTTACGTTGGAGACATCCCAATTATATAAAGGTTGATTGAATATAGTATCTTTAAACATAAAACTCATATTACTCACTTGTGATGTATTCCAATGATTCAATGATTGATTAAACACCTGATTATTTTCAAATAAAGATTCCATATTGGAAACATTGGATACATTCCATCCACTAATAT